TGCATTTTGTTTCAATCTGTCAATCGCCACTTCGAGTTTATCATCTGCTATTGATTTTTGCACATTCATGCGCTCCGCTTGCAATTCCGCATCCATCATTTTTTCTTGAGCTCTTTGATTTTGTTTCTGTGAGAATTGTTGATTTTCAAGATCCAACTCTTTGTCTTTAAGATCTAATTCTCTCTTTCTTATGTCAACCAATGGATCTTCGCCACCGCTCATCCCTATAGATTGTAAAAACTCAGAGGCAAGTTCAGCCATGATGCTAGAGCTCATCTGCTCCATCATCATTTGTATTTGTTGGCCAATCATTTGTGCTTCTTCTTGTGGGACTTGCTGCATCTGTGCTTGGATCTCTACAATTCTTTGTTTCATCTCTTCTGGCATTTGTTCTTGAGCAATTTGGCTGGCCATAAATTGTAGATGTTGCATGCAATGACTAATAATCAATGCTTGCACCTGGGGACTTTGTTTAACCAAATCTGTAAAAAATAAACTTTTGTGGGTTTCAACATGGGCTTGGTGATTCTGCTCTGGAAATGCTTGAGCTGGTTGGCCTAGTAATAAAGTAGAGTTTTCTGTTCCCGCATCTATTGGTTTTGGCGTCATGTCTGGCGGTGGCTGTATCAATGATTCTACATTATCGACGCCTAATGCTGCATACATTCTTCGGTATGCCTCATAAATACCCATCGGACCATGTATCTCTGGATTTGACTGCACCATTTGTAATAACTCTTGGGCCAAAGTTACTCTTTGGCTTTGTGAAAATATATTGGGATCTGATATTGGTATGATGTCTACCCGATCATCAAAATCTTGTTGTTTAATTTCGCTTGGAGCTGTGCCATTTTGGAATGTATAAACAGGCGGTAAAGATTCCGAAAACACTTTAGACAATAAGCCAAACTCTACTTTTTGGGAGTGATGCAATCTTTTGTGGATTGCGCTCATCACTTTCGTTCCACGTTCCAACAAAGCGACTGTGGTTCCCACAGGCATTGCTTGGTTCATGTCGCCCACATTCATGTCAGCTATAGCCGCAAATCGTTTGCCAGAATCAACCAAGATTCCTAATAATTGCATCAATACATTGCTTGGCTCTTTAATCGGCAGCGGGATTAAATTTTCTCTTAGCGATCCGCCAGTAGTATCAATGTCTCTAAACTCGCCTGGTTGCAATGGATCATCTTCATCCCGGATCCTCATTCCTCTGGCTTTAAAGCCAGCTGGTAAATTCGCCAATGTTCCGGCATCAATGAGTTGTCTAAGTATTGATGTCGATGCTTTTGATAAGCCGCCGATCATGTGCGAAAGTCCTAGGCCATAAAAACCGAGTCCTGGCATAAACTTGTATTGCACAAAATAATTAATCTTATTTTTGAGCATGTCATTTGGAAGGTAATTTCTTCTAATTGACAATACTTTTTCAGAGTCTTCTTCTATTGTGACAATGTAAGGCAGCTTCAATCCGGTTGTTCTGCCTTCTTGGTCCATGTCCTCGAAGCCTTCAATATCCAATACTGTGTGGACTTCGTAAACTGTTCTGTTCCGGTTTTCTTTATAAGAAGGTGAGACACCTTGTATTTCATCGATTGCTTCTTCGACATCGGACATATCTTCTGAGTAAGAATCAGATCCGATATCTACATTTGCGTAAAAACCAGTAAGTTGTTGTTTTTTAATCTCGTTTGAAGACATGCTAATCGCATGTGTAATTCTCTCAGCAGAGCTGATATCTGTGGCTTCGTAAGGCACAATCAGATCCTCTGGAGTTATAAATTTAGAAACTGCTCTGTTTAAAACAAAATCAAAATAAACTTTTTTGAATGTCGATCCAGCCAATGGCAAATAAAATAACATTTGGTCGAGCTCTGGATCATATTCCTCCATTACATTCATAATGTAATAATTCATAAACTCCTGGACTCTTTCGGCTTGGCTCTCTGTTTCGATTGTGCGAGCTCCTACAATTTCTGTTTTTACTGGACCTTTAGCTGGCAACATTTCCTTATAAGCCTGGGCTTGGAATTGGGTTGTTGCTTCTGCCAAAATCGGGTGAATAACACCAGAGCTGCCCTCAAAAGGCTGTGATCTGCCTTCGTCAAATTTCATTCCTAAATATTTTAGGCCTTCTGTGTAAGTTTTTTCCCAATCGCTTCTGGATTGTTTGTCGCCTTTAATAGAGCTCAATAAATCACCAGAAATACTTTGCAAAATATCATCCGATAAAAAATCGACTAGGTTGGCGTTAAAATCATCTGTGGGCTGTGGCTGACTTTGTTCTATCTCATCGTCAATAAAAATTTGTTCATTATCGACCAATATTTGTGCTGCTTCTGCAATTTGATCTTCCCGAGTTGTATCGGGAAAAACCTCTACAGCGGATCCTTGAGTTCTTACATCTGGATTGCTTTCGGTTCCTAATTGTTTGTCAATCGCCATATCTAATTAGTGTAGCACTCTTGGACTATGATAATCCATATCAATTAAATCTGTCAGCTCGCCGTCAACAGACAAACCATGATAATCTGCAATCGTTTCCGCGTCTTCTAAATTTTGTGCATGTATGTTTGGTCCAGCATAGTCTTTGCCGTCCAATTCAAAACTCGTCACAAATATTTTTAGTAATATACTGTTCTGTTCTTCTTTAATAATCTCACCTCATCTTGGTAGTCTTCATTCAAAGATATAAAACCGCCTTGTCTAAATCTCATCAATGCCATTGTAGCACTATCGCAAAAGTCGTCATAATCGCCGAAAGGGAAGGATGCCATCTCTTCAATCACTTCATCTGCAAAATCTTTCTCTGGTGCCCATACCATGCCAGACTCAAATATGGGTGCAACACTGTTCATCCTAGCAATTTTATCCTGGCCTCTGCTCGGCGCATAAGAAGTTACAGGTATGCCCATTCTTCTCAGCTCATGTGTCAATGGTGTTCCAGACGCTTTGGCTTCAATTAAAACACAATCTGGCTCCCAATATCTATATTCTTCTAATGCCATTCTTTTAAGCTCTGGGAAGTCTACTCTTACTCTTTTTGCATCAAGTAATATAATTTCATCTGCCTCGCCTTCTTCTCTGTTGAATATTGCCCAGGTTGTAATTGCTGAATAATCAGCTGTTTCTTTTTTTGAAAAAGCGGTGTCATAACTTTGAATTACATAAGAATATGGCGGTATATCTGGGTTTTCCCATCGATTCCACCATTCTCTTTTAACAATAGAGCCTTCTTCCGCAGTTGGGTTTTGCATCCATTGGCTATTCCATTTGGATATTGGCAAAGATGCTTTAACACCCAGGAGCTCCTCTTTTTTCCAAAATTCTGGCCATAAAGGATCTTCTGATTCTGGCATAATTGCTGGAAACTCAATCACTTCCCATTGATCGGCATGATCCTCGCCTTGCCTGTTTAATACTTTTCCAACCAAATCTTTGGTGCTCCAACGTGTCATTACTATCACGATTATTCCGCCTGGTTGTAGACGCTGCCTTGGACCAGAAGTGTACCATTCGTATGCGGACTCTAAGGCTTTTGGTGACATTGCATCTTGCTCTGAATGAGGATCATCAATAACCAAAAGATCAGCACCACGGCCTGTAATTGCACCACCCACGCCAGCTGCGAAAAACTCACCTTCTTGGTTGCTCGTCCAACGGCCAGCTGATTTGTTATCCGCTTGTAACTGTAGCTCTGGAAAAACATGTTGGTAATCTTCGCTGCCGATAAGGTTTCTGACTTTACGACCAAACCTTACAGCAAGTTCCGCTGTGTGTGTTGTCTGAATAATTTTTAAGTCGCCTCTTCTGCCCATCATCCAAGCCGGGAAAAATGTTGATGCAAACTCTGATTTTGAGTGCCTGGGCGGTAAACAAACAATCAATCTCTTGAGTTTACCATCTGCAATTCGATTGAATTTATCTGCTATTATTTTATGATGTCGGCCTTCAATAAAATCTGGCCACATGTGTTTGATAAACGACATGAAATCGGATTGGCAACTGTCTTGTTTCTCTAATTGATCGTATCGATTAATTAAAGCAAGCGCCTCGGCCTTATCTTGCTCAGACAAAATATCGAAATCTTTGTAGGAAACTTCACTCATAAGCGAGCCGGGGGGCAAGGTAGTGACGTAAAAGACCACCCGACTCTAAGCGAAACCGCCTAGACGTAGTATTACACATCGCTAAATCTCGTGCCATGGTTCATTCATAAATAACAAACTTTCTGCTTCACGCCTACGAATCAAGCCATCCAATGTCTTTCCTCCGGCCTTATTCCATCGTCGCATCTCGCTTGGTACTCTGGCAAAATTCTTGGCATTAATTTCTTTAAGCATAGTAGAGGACTTTAGGTTTGAAGGCCCAAGATTCCAAGTCCATGCCATAATTGCGTCCCATTGATTTTGTGTAAGCTCAACTTCAATATATTTTTCCAAATAAGTCTCAAACTCTTCCAATTCTTCATCGAATCTTTTTTCGACTTCTTCCATAGTCATTTTTGTGTTTTCATCAATGCCTTTTGTAAAGCCGAATCCACACGTCCAAACTCCTACGCTATCTTGATAACTATAACAAACACCATCTTTCTGTGGGCACCCTTCAAATTTTTTGATGAGTGCCTTTCCCTCTTCGGATATTTTCATTTCATACTCCCCATGTTCCGTCCGATCTAATCTTAGCGACTTTTTTACCGCCGTGATATTCAACAGCCAACTGTTCATCAATAAGAATAGCGCAGATATCCCGACCATCTTCACTGTACGGAATACCCAAGATACGTCCGTATTTACCTTTGCCAAGCGATTTAACTTTGAATTTACCACTACATAACTCCTTTAATCGTTCTTTTGCTTTCAATCCTAAGACCTTTTCTTGTGCTCTTTCTGGATATCTTTTTGTGTTGATGCGACTCTCCGGGGTATCGATCCCGGCAAGTCGTATTCTTTGTTTGTGCAATCTGACTGAAAATCCTAGGTCCAGCACACAATCCAAGGTGTCCCCATCTATTATTCTGTCTAGGGTTGCGTTATATACAAAAGCATCTGGCGCATCACTCATTTGTTTCTCCTTCTTTGGTTGTAACCATTCTATAATATACTACGACATCTTTGAGCTCAGTGATGTATCGTTTGAGCTCTTGCATGTTGTAGGCCATCACTTCGTAATCCGGCACTGTCATTGCTAAAAATACAAGCTCACCTTCTTGTTCTTCGATGATTTTAAATTGTTCTGTGTAGTTTTCTGGCGTAATCGTCAACCATCTGACTTCCTTGAGATCTATTTCCCTAGGCATTACAGGCTGGACAATCGTTCTGTCTATTGGCTTCGATGTAACCTGTATTTCTTTAGTTGGAATTAGACTGCAACTGCAAGCCATCATCGAGATCATCAACAGTGCTGCTGAGTTTTTCGATGTCTTCCATGATATGTTTTGTGCCATTGTTTATTTTCCTCTGCATTTCTACCGGATCTGCAAGTATTTTAGCTGTTAATTTATAATTCTGAATAAACTGAGTGTATCTGTTGAGCTCTCTCATTGCCGCTTGACTTTTAACTGTCATGTCTTGGAGCTGTTGTGTTTGGAGTTGAAAATCATTCTCCAAGGTTTTGATTGTCTCTTCTTGGATTGCAACAGCTCCCTCCAGGCTTTTATTATTGGCTTGTAAAACAATGTTTTCGTTATATAGCCAATAAGAGAGGGCACCCAATACCAATATAATTCCTATAAGTAACTGTTGCATTATAATCTTTTGATTATGTAGTTGAGGCCGCCAGCGCTTCTGTATTCAATCAATTTATTATCCTCATCTATAAATTTTAAGTGCCTATCTTTTTGAACCATGACTCTTTTCGATATGTAAATTCTATCATCGGCATCGCCATACTCTTTGTTCCAGGACACTGTAATTTCATATCTTGGCCTCATTAAGTTTATCAACCAAGTAAAAAACTTTTTAACAGCTTTTTTTATACTGTCCATATTGGCAGCTCATCCTTTTTACCTTTTACTTTAATCGATTCTAGTGATTTTAATACAAGTTTGCAATTCTTTGCAGTGTTCTCACCAATCAATATATCTACACCTACGTCTTTTGTTGCGCTTTCTAATCTCGCCGCAGTATTAACTGGATCACCGATTGCTGAATAATCAAATCGAGTGTCAGATCCCATGTTACCTATGACAGCATTACCGGATTGACAGCCGACGCCCACTTGGACTGGATTGGATAATGTTTTGTTGAGCTCGTCTATTCCTTTTTGTATGTCTATGGCCGCTTGAACAGCTTTGGTTTCATGTTCTTCGAGATCCAGAGGAGCTCCAAAAATAAACATCCCAGCATCTCCAATAAATTTGTCGGTCATTCCTCCTAGTTTTTGCACAGCGTTTACCTGGACTGTCAAAGTTTTATTCATTATTTCGGTTACTTCTTCTGGAGATAATTTCTCACTGAGAGCTGTAAAACCACGAAGATCTGTAAAAAGATAAGTGCAGTACCTTTTTTCTCCGCCCAGCTTCAACAGATCTGGATTTTTTTGGAGCTGCTTAACTTGTCTTGGATCCAAATAATGCTCAAATTGTTTTTTGATCTGTTGTCTCAGTTTATATTGTTTTCTGAAATTTAGATAAAAAGCGACAAAACCTACGATAAAACCAGCAGTTAATGTCCAGGTAACATCAATTAAAAGGCCTTTTTGTATGGTTTGGTAGCCAAAATAAGCGATTAGAGCGTTTATCAGCCCATAAGATACTAGACCAAGGGTAATGCCAAATACGTTTAATACGAGCCAAATACAGCTTACTGAGAGCAAAAACAGTGCTATTTCTGCCAACAAAGCATAGTCTGGGATAATTGGGCTGTCTTGAATTAAAATTGACTCAGAAAGCGCAGCTTGTATTTTATGCGGTTCCAATAGGCCAGCTGGTGTCGCAACCTGTGGCATGATGCCTTTGGCCGTTACACCAACAAAAATAAAACGACCTTTGATGAGCTCAGTCTGTCTAATATCATTTAATGAAAATTGTGGCGTATCAACCCAGCTAATCCATTTTCTTCCCAGGGTGTCTGTTTTGACAGGAGGCAAGCCTTTAACTCGGACCTCTTGGATTCCAGCATCGGAGGTTTTAATTACATAAGTATCGGCACCAGCAAGGACTTTTAAGACTTCGGTTCCGTATGCGCTCACCCAGCCATCTGGTGTTCTGAGCAACAATGGCATACGCCTTACCAGCTGATCTACTTCTGTGGGTGCTACCGCAATGCCCTGGTATGCTGCTTCTCTTAATATCGGTATGTTCTGCACCACGCCTTTTGCTTTGAAACCGCCATGGTCTTGGCCCAAAATCACTGTTCCGGTTGTCATTGGGTATTCGCCATTGTCGTTTTCAAATGTAGCCAATACGCTTGGTGCAGCTGCTAGGCTTTTTGCAAACTCTGAGTCACCACCAAATCTGTCATTCTGTGGAAAAGAGATTACCCAGCCAACTCCCAAGGCGCCTTGATCTAATAATTCATTTTGAATTTTTGCCAGGCGGTTTCGTGGAAACGGATAACCGCCTTCTTTTTCTACGTCGTCTTCCGTAATGTTTAGTATTGAGAAATATCCAGAGGGTTTTTGTTCTGGAACCAATGTATCAAATGTTTTGAGTTTTAGTATTTCTAATGGAGCCCATTGTTGAGCTAAAGGAGCTCCTAACAAAATGAGCAAAAAACCTAGTTGTATGGCTCTAATCACCTTGATTAATCGTCAATGTTTTATTGCAATTATTGGTGCAGTTATAATTTACTGTGATTGATTTATTGGTTGTTCCCGATTGACTTGCGGTGACATCGTAATCATCTGTGTAGAAATTTAATCTCATGTAATGATCCCCGCTGCCTGTTTGTGTGATTGTGGCATCGTTGTTATCAGCCGAAGTGCTTGCATAAATCTTGGCGTAATGTTCTCCCGTTCCGGATTGATTGATAGAAAAATTGGAGCTGTCGCCAAAAGCACGGATCTCGCCTTCTTTATCATCGCCAGTTTGGGTTATGGAATACACGTTATTATCGCCTTGCATGTAGATTTCTGCATCGTTGTTGTTGCCATTCTGCACAACATCCATATCATTTCCATCATCGTCTGCATCGATATAACCAAAGTTATCGTTGCCGTCCTGGTCAATCTTGTATTCATTTCCTGTGTGGTTGGCTACTTGGCTGTAAGCTCTTGCCGTGTTGCTCGTTCCTTCCTGGTCAATATCAATCGTGGCATTGCTGCAATTATGTGTGGTGTAAGTGCCTTGCGATAAGCCGCACCAAACTCTTGCAGTATTACTGGTGCCAATTTGATCGATATGTATTAGCGATGAGCTGCCTTTCGTTCTGACCTCAACATTGTTGTCGCCCGCAACAGCAACAAAAGAAAATATACTAATCAGACTGATTGATAATAATTTCATTTTCACCGCCTCCATTGGTGGTTATGTTTATCTGCTTACCAGCAGAGAGTATCTGTATATTATATCCACCGGATTTATCTAATTCTAAATCAATGGTGTTTTCTACTTGCCTAACCAAAGTTAAGATTTCGCCTTCCACAAACGTATATACTTGTGCATCTTGGTCAAATCCAGCAATGATTCCTTCTATTCTCACGCCATCAATCTCACTAGCCTCTTGTTCTTTTTTACCTAAATCTTCAATGATTTCAAGTAGATCTTGTAGAAAATCGACGGCCAGTAAATCAATATCAAGCCTGGTAATCTCATCTTGTAGTTCATCTTCCGACAAACCGCTGTCGTCGTCTAGGTCATTTTCCTCCAAAAAATCAGCGTCCAAGACATTGCTCGACGAAGTGCTTTGATCTTCGACAGCTCTTTCAACTTCTTCTGGTGGGCTCACGATCAATAAATTATCAATAAAATTGAGCGATAAGTTTGCTAATACGACAGGTTGTGTCGGTGGTCTTTCTGCAACACTGACCATTGTGGCTTGGAATGGTTGATTCAAAACCTCGGTCCCGGCTATGGTTTCGACACTGATTGATCCAGAAGTGGTGCCGTCTGGGTTGGGAAGTAGAATTATAAGCGAGCGGCCAAGCTCATCGACTGTGGTTGTAAAATCAGTGCCTCTGATAAAAATTGAAGCACTCGGTGTCTCTATGGAGATGTTTTCTTTGTCTATTTTTCCCAGGGCGCCAGTAATAAAGCGGGCTGTTCCGCTGGCCATCTTGAGTGCCATTTTGCTTTTAGAAGGGTTAGGATCAAATATGTATTCATCAATAATGATTTTAGAGTGCTCAGTAAGACGAATAACAGAAGAATCGAGAAACGTAATGCCAAGCCTACCATTGCCAGTCCGCACATCGTCATAACTAAGAATGTCCAAAGAAGTTCTTGCGAGAAGTTTATCCGTTTGATCTGCTCGTAAAACTTCTCCATTGCCTCTGAGCTCAGATATCTCGCCCACTTGTGCATGAACATTGAAAGCCAGTGACGCTAGGATTAGCAGCCACTTGTGCACTGATCTATGTCTATCGTTGCATTACTGGTGGTGGATGTAATTACCACAACGTCTGAAACACTGCCTGTGCTATTTGTTTGATCGATGTCTATGTTGTTGGTGGATCCGTCGATCTCAGCTGTGATTGAATGGT